GGTCGAAGGTATGTGTGTGGTCGAACAGGTGAGATCGTAAGTGTTCGTGATAAGCGAGTTAAACGCCGAGCAAGAGTAGCAGAAGCTTTCGAGTTGGTTATACAATCTGAAGGAAAAATAAAAATTCCAAAGGAAGCTCGAAAACCGAAACAAGATAGTAATCACTCTTATGTCAGTCGAATGAAAAAGAAATATGATTTCGATATTGAATACCTAAGTAGTAATCACTGGTTTGTTGCTATGAACGATAAGGCTGAAAGTCTTGCCGAGAAAATAGACCACGATTTAGCATTCGAACACTATTGTTATAGTATCGGTGAAGTAGCGCAACGTGTAGAACATATGGTTGAATTTATGGAAGATAACTTTCCACAAAAAACCAAAACCGTTCCCGCCTTGGCAGCAATGTTAAAATTCTAATGTAACAAGAGAACCCCGCCATTGTGCGGGGTTTTTTCTTATTAAAGTTACGTTTTTATATATATAGGGGAGAAATTAAAAAAAAATTTTTTTTGTAAAAAATAGGCGTAACCCGTGTAACCGTGTAACTTTGGCTCTCAGACCCCTATTTTATATAGTAGATATGCGGTTACATAAGTGGTTACACCATGCCAAGAAGTGGTGTACCCCTTGACAGCTTAAATCAAGATTTGCGTTATAAGAGCCAAAATTTGTTTTTATTTTTTTTATTTTTTTCTGGTATATATATAAAAGTTACGTTTATAAGAAAAATTATAGCGAAATAGTTTTGAGTAAGGAAATGTCAAAACAAGAACCTGTAATTCCAAAAGGGCTTGTAATCAGGCCAAAGAAAAAACCAACAGCCAAAAAGTATAATAAACAAAATCCTGACGAGCATCGAGGTCGGAAGCGGGTGAACGAAAATTCTCCCCTGACAAGGATGCAAGAGATCTTTGTTAAAGAACTGGTTGCTAACGATGGGACGATCACTGGCATGGAAGCTGCGGAGCGGGCGGGCTATTCTAAAAAGTCTGCCCCCGTTCGAGCTAGTCAAATGACCAACCCGTACATCAGCCCTCATGTTTGTAAAGCGATCCGAGAATATCGAGATGAGCTAGATGCAAAGTTTGGTGTGACGTATCAGCGGCACGTTAGAGATCTTCAAAAGATTAGAGATGTGGCATTAGAGAACGGCGCATACTCTGCGGCTGTTCAAGCTGAGTACCGTCGAGGCATGGCGCAAGGTGATATCTATGTTTCGAAATCGGAGATTCGGCACGGCAGCATCGACAGCATGAGCAAGGAAGATGTTTTGAAAGCACTCCAAGATTTGAAAGATACCTATGGCAACGCAATCGATATCACTCCCGATCAAGATGAAGACCGAAGCGGGCTTTTATCAGCAGTTGAAGACGGCAGTGAAGAACTCGAGGAACAGGAAGCTAAGTCTAACCAGAATTGAAAACTGGGCGGGACAAGGCATACCTGATTTATTGATTTGCGATGAGTTGGGTTTGTTTCATTTTGTTGAGTTGAAGTTTTGTAAAGGCAACGCGGTAAATCTAAGCCCTCATCAGGTGGCTTGGCTGACTAGGCATAAAAGCTCTAGTTCTTGGGTTCTGGTAAAAAAACAATCGAAACCCGAGAGTGCGCCATTTCTTTTTTTGTATCATGCGAAACAGGCGATAGAACTTAAAAGCAACGGCCTTAAAACTGAGGCCGTTTTTTCTTGTGAAAAGAAATTTACTTGGGATAGTGTTTTTAACTTGATTGCTCCGATATAATCGCATACTGTCCTATACAGATAGAAAGTGAGGTTTTTTATGGTTAAACTTAGACAAATAAAAAAGATTGGATCGCCACCAGATTGGCAATGGACAATGCCAAATGGCGACGTGATTGATATCCGCGTTGAGCGACGCGGGGCGAACTATCGACGATATCATATAATATTACCGCAACCGCACGGGAAAATGATATTTGAAAAAATGTCTGAATTGCGGGATTTTCTGAATCAGAATTATGCGGGGTAAATATGGCTGAAGAAATATTTATAAACATTATCGCCTATGATGAGGAAGGTGCGGGAGCAACACCCATTGCTACTTTCGCTAGTGAGGAAATTTATCAACAATGTTGGCCTCAGTTAGAAAAGTATTTAAAGAAAAAGGGAAGCGAACTTTCTGAAAGCGCAGAGCGAAATATTGTAATTCCTGATATTGATAAATATGAAAGGGTTTTTGATTAATGTTTTTATTTGAGATTATCGGGCGATTATTATACGGCGAAGATTATGCTGAATTAAAAAAGCATACTAATAAAAGAACGCGACGCCGTAAAAAATAACTTGTCATATGGGATTATATGGGATATAGACGGGATTAGGGGACTGATCCCGTTTTTTTTTATGAGGATAAATTATGGTTACTGATTTAACAGAAAAGATTAAAATAGTTTGGCATGTAGATGACATTTTAATGAGAGCAGAAGATAAGGGAATAGATTTACCAAAAGACAAAGCTCTTACTATTTTGCATGATCTTAAAGATAATCACGATTCTACTATTGGTATTAATTGGGAGGTGATTGATTTTTATATAGAGGATTATGAATGGGAGGAGCATTTAAAAAAACAAAAGGATTTAATAAATGGATAATCCTGAGGAAGATGAAATAAACACGTATAAAATTACTTGTACAATAGAAATTACTACTGAGGCTTATGATGAGGATGATGCTTTAGAAATAGCACAGGATTGTGCAGATTGGTCTAGTGCTGACTGGGTAGTTGAAGAAGTAGAGGAGTTAATAAAATGATGAAATATTATATCGCAGATATTGAAACTCAGAATGGCGAGTTTGAAGATATAACAACTATTCGTTTTCAAGCAAAGAATGGTGAAGATGCCGACAAGTTGCACCACTATCACGTTGGAACTTGGTATGGTGAAGATCATGTTGTTTGGGATGATTTGCAAAATTCTTACATGAACGATTTTATAGCTATTAGTTATGGTGATATCACAGAGATTGATAAACATACTTTTGAGATGCTTGCCACTCATAGGACATTGCCGGATTTAACACGCAAAATGGAAGACGTTGAAGATTGGCTTGAACGTGACGCTGAGTATAAAGCTGAATTAGCTGAATTAGCTGAAATGGAAGGTAGGTAATGAAATATTATATTGCAAATATCGATGAACAAAATGGTGAGTTTGAGATTAGTCAAACTATCATTTTTAGGGCTGAAAGTTTAGAACAGGCTGACAAAATACATTTATACACTGTGGGAACTTGGTATGGTGAAGATACAATGGAATGGAATTTTTTTGATGAAAGATTTTACAATGATTTTGTCGCAGTTAGGGAAGGGTATTTAACCGAGATTGATAAACATACCTTTGATCAAGTTTATAAACATTTTGTAGTTGATATGACGCCGAAAAGTTTTGAAGACGTTGAAGGTTGGCATAAAAAACATTCTCGATATTTAAAAGAATGGGCTGAATCGGAGAATGGTTATGGCTAAATTTAAAGTTAGCGTTTCAGTTGAGGAAGGCGCGATATTATCCCTTGAGGCCAAAAATAAACAAGAGGCCGAAGAATTAGCCGTTGAAATTTTATCTTTTTACGGCGGCGTAAATTACCCAAAAGAATACAACGCTGAAACCGTGCATCGGGATTATATGGTAATAGATATTAAAAAATAACTTGTCATATAAGATTATATGCGATATTGACGGGATTAGGGAACTGATCCCGTTTTTTTTTATGAGGGTAAAAATGAAATCAGCTATTATTTATAAAGGCGCAAGTTTAATAGATCAAAAGCCTATTGTAGTTATTGCGACATATTCCAATCGCAATAAAAAAACTGGTCACGTTGTACAAACTTATATTTTGTGCGATGAGATAAACCCGCTTGAGGCATCTAAAAATGGCGCGGATTATTCTATTTGTGGCAATTGCCCAATGCGCGGGGAAGTAACAAACGACCCCGATAGAAAACAAGCTAAAAACCGTAAATGCTATGTCAACTTAGGGCAAGGTGTTTTGATCGTATGGAAAGCTTACAAACGCGGGGTTTATCAAATTGGCGATGCCGCGGAAATGGGTCGTGGTCGTTTCGTCCGCGTCGGTACATACGGGGATCCCGCCGCCGTGCCCTCTCACGTTTGGGACAACCTTTTATCCGAGTGCGAGACGTGGACGGCATACACTCATCAAAAACCTTGGCGGCCTGACATAGCGATGCAATCCGCGGATAGTATTCTGGAAGCCGTCGAGCATTGGAAAAATGCACGTCGTACCTTCCGCGTTATAAAAAGCGTTTTGGATATAGACAAAAAAAATGAGGTTTTGTGTCCGGCATCTAAGGAAATGAAACGGCGTGTACAGTGTACAGCGTGTAAACTTTGTAAAGGTTCGAGCCTTGCAAAATCAATCGCAATTGTGGAGCATTAGAAAATGACAAAAGAACAAGCATGGAAAATTATTGGCAATCAACCCAAATGGGCAATTAAAAACATGGTAAAAGCTTTAAATATGCTTACTTGGTTAAATACTGATGATGACAAACTTAGATTAAAAGCGGGCAAAATATGCCTCAAAACTAATAATCCAAGGTATAAATAAAAAAGCTTGCAATATATGCGATAATATCGGATAACTTTAATTGTACTAATTTTGGTACGTTTTTTATGAGGTATAAAAATGAACAATCTTTTTACTGTTAGAACTAGCGATTTCGTTTTGGACAAGGTTTTTAACCCGCTTAAAGATAAAGACATTGGAAAGTATACGCCTGAGCAATTAAACGAATGGTGCGGTATAATTCCCGATTTCTTTTCTAAATCTGTTTTAGATAATGTAGTTGAAATTAACGAAGTTGAAAAACCAAACAAGTCTACTGATCTTAAAAAAGAATACTTGCAAAATTCTATCTTATCTAAGGTCGCGGATAAAATGGACGAAGCTTATGGATATCCGGCGTTTGGTAATTCGGTTATGACAAATAAACCCTCCGATTTTGGTATCATTTTTGGCACGGACGGCGAGCCCGATTTAAAGCCGATTGGTAAATTTTCTTTTCATTTTTTGGAATTACTTGTTTACGATTATGGGCTTGTCGCGTTGCGTATTATTGGCAAGCCTAACGACGTTAAATTTGGGAGGTTCGATTAATGCTCGCATTTGTTAATCAAGAGCTATCAGAACACGCCGATGATTGGATAGAATAAAATAAACTTGCAAAGTATGCGATAATATCGGATAAGAGACGGGCGGGCAATTCCGCCCGTTTTTTTATGAGGTATAAAAAATGAAAACCGACGTTAATATTAAACCAAGCAATATGTTTCATACTCCCGAAAATTGGGATGAATTAATGAAATGGATCAACTTGCATACTAACATGCATGAACGTTTGCACATTATGACCGCCGCTTGTATGGCTTGGAATTTGGCATGCGCAATTGTTAACGATGAGGCATCAAACGATGACAAGTAAAACATTTAAAGAAACGCTTGAACAAAAAGGTATGGCATCGACCCGTTCGGCTAGTTTGGTGCGAGCTATCGACCAGTTGCATAGTTCTGTTGGTGCAATGGATAGATCTAATCTATCTCTTATGTGGAACGAATACAGCGGCCTTATGGAGGTGTTAGCCGAATATGCCCGTCATAGTAGGTGCTTGAATACGTTTGAAGACCACAAGCCGTAAACCTTTTACCTACCTTTAAAACTAATCAGCCCGCCGTTGTGCGGGCTTTTTATTTGCGTTTAATACTTGCCGCGACCCGCCGCCCGCCGTGCCCGCCAAACGTACCGCGACCCGCGAACCGCGGCACTGGGTCGGCGGTTCGAGATCCGCGGGAAATTCCCAGCCAATCGAAATTCAAGGTTCTAGATCCGCGTTTTCTGCATCGATGTCCGTTATTTTTTCATAGGATCCTTACAATATCGGGTCAGTTTTTATGCAACAAAAACAGCGATTTATGCGCAAATTTTCGCCGCCCGTGGCGCTGTGGCACGAGAGCATGGGCCATGTTTCTCTCAAATAATCATTTGCAAAATTGAACGAGATATAACTATATGATATATATCGCATATAATCGTTTAGGGTCCCCCGGCATGAGTGTTCAAGCAAATTCAGTAGAAGACAGGCTTTTGAAGCTTCAATTAAGGCTCGCGCAACTTGAGAGGCAGGAATCTTGTCGTGAAAATTTTTTAGATTTTGTTGGTGCAATGTGGCCTGATTTTATATCAGGAAGGCATCATCGAATTATAGCTGAAAAACTAGAGCGTGTTGCGAGGGGTGAACTCAAGAGATTGATCATCAATATGGCCCCGCGGCACACGAAGAGTGAGTTCGCATCTTTTTTGTTTCCTGCGTGGATGATGGGCAAGAATCCTGGGATGAAAATCATCCAGGCGACGCACACGACGGAGCTTGCTGTGAACTTTGGTCGTAAGACAAAGAACCTGATTGACAGTGACGGTTTTAAGACTGTGTTCCCGGAGGTTAAGTTAGCGGCGGACAGCAAGGCTTCTGGTCGGTGGGACACGAGCCGTGGCGGGATGTATTATGCTGTTGGTGTTGGGTCGAACTTAGCGGGCCGTGGTGGTGATTTAGTTATTATTGACGATCCGCATTCGGAGCAGACTGCGATGAGCAGCAGTGGATTTGAGGATGCGTGGGATTGGTATACTGGGGGTCCCCGACAGAGGTTACAGCCTGGGGGCAGCATTGTTTTGGTACAGACTCGTTGGTCGGAGAAGGACATGACGGGTCAGTTGTTACGGGCGATGGCGAAGGATGATTTAGCGGATCAGTGGGAGGTTGTGGAGTTACCTGCTATATTTGAGGATGGGACGCCGTGTTGGCCTGAGTTTTGGGGTCTTGAGGATTTGACCGCGGTCCGCGCATCTATACCTCCGAGCAAGTGGAATGCGCAGTATCAGCAGCGGCCTACTGGAGAAGAGAATGCGATTATCAAGCGGGAGTGGTGGAACAAGTGGGAGAAGAAGGAGGTTCCGCAGTTAGAGTATGTGATACAGAGTTACGATACGGCGTTTAGCAAGCGGGAGACTGCGGATTACAGTGCGATTACGACGTGGGGAGTATTTTATCCTAATGAGGGTGGAAGCGGACCTAATTTAATATTGTTGGACAGTAAGAAGGGTCGGTGGGATTTTCCTGAGTTAAAGGGGATTGCGTTGGAGGAGTATGAGTTTTGGGACCCCGACACGGTAATTGTGGAGGCGAAGGCGAGCGGGATGCCGTTGACGCATGAATTGCGGAATATGGGGATTCCTGTAGTGAATTTTACACCGAGTCGTGGTAATGATAAGGTAACTAGAGTACATAGTGTGAGTCCATTATTTGAGGCGGGGATGGTTTGGGCCCCTGACACGACGTTTGCTGACGAGATGATTGAGGAGGTTGCGGCGTTTCCGAATGGGGAGTATGACGACCTTGTAGATAGCATGACACAGGCGTTAATGAGGTATCGTCAGGGTAATTTTGTACAATTACCAACAGATGATTGGCAAGACGGTGAAGAATCTGTTAGGGTGAGGGCATATTATTGATTGGAGTAATTCATGGCTAGAGAACCAATTGCGGGATTAATGGATTCTGGGGTCCCTTCTCAGATGGATGAGGACGACTTGAGAGCGGAGGTTGAGCTTGAGATACCAGACTCTGGGCAGGAACCGTTGCTCACGGAACTTGGAGATGAGATAGAGATAATTGAGGAGGAGGGTGGAGACGTTGTTGTTGATTTTGACCCTGGCTCTGAGATTATGGGGGATATGGCTTTTGACGACAACTTAGCGGAATCATTATCGGATAGTGAGTTGGCTAGGATCTCTGGTGATTTGGTT